TAGCATGTAAAATTACTAGTTGTAAGAGTATCTCAACAATCATACTCCTCTAGCAATGGCTTTAACACGGTAAATATTCACAATATCTCCTTTATATACTTTGAAAGGGTGATAATTAGGACTAGAACATATAATAAAATCATCATCGTCTGATTTCTCTATAAATTTTATCATTCTGTCTTCACGTGTTATAATTAGATATATAACCCCCGTTTGGATAAAATCCCAACTGCGAGATAAATTATCAATAGACTTTACACCAATCCAGTCTCCACTATGCACCAATGGTTCCATACTTATTCCTATTATAGGAAATATTGCTTCGCATCCTCTAAACACAGGTAGTTTTATATATCCGGCTGGCACTGTAATATTAGCATTCTCAGCATCTAATATACCTAAGGAACCGGCAGATACAGGGAGATCATAAAAAGGTATAGATGTTTCAGATTCATTGTTTAATAACTTATTAGCTAAATCTGTAGATGTTCTACATATTTCTAAATTAATGTTTGAGTACGTTTTTTCTGTAGTTTGATAATCTTCATTTTTCAATGAGGCAACAGTGTTATAGCTATCACCGCTTGATGATCCGCTTTTATTTTTAGCAAAGCTATGTGATGAGGGGGTATCTTTTTTTAAAAACGTCTTATCATTTGAAGCATTAATCACACAGGTGTCTTTTCTAAAAGAATTGTCATCTAGCTTATTGTCTTTATCTGGACAATTGGTGCTCGAGGAATTTATTAACATATTCCCCTTTCCTGTTAACAACCAGGTAGGATTTAAATTCGGATAAGCGTATAGAATTTTTTCAATACTATCAGAGTTTAATCCAGACTTGGACTTAATAGCTCTTCCTATTAGCCCTACAGACAATCCAGCTGCAACAGTCATTTGATTGTTGTTTATACCGGATTTATCCATAAAATATTGAATTCTTTCTATAAAACTACCCATAACATTGAATTTTATCTATATTTTTATTGCTATATTGAAAAAATACAATATATTTGCATCGTATTTCTGAAACAAAAGTAATAATTAAAATCTAAAAAATATGAGATTGGCAGAAAAACTGAAAGAAAAGCGCACTACTCCCTATAAGGAGATCGCTAAAATAGTAGGCGTTTGTCCGGAGTATGTCGGACAGATCGCACGCGGCGAACGGGTTCCCAAACGAAATAGCGGGAAAGCCGCAAAGGTTCTCGAGGAACTGAAGAAAGTATGTAATGAAATTAATAACTAAAACTCTTATTCATATGGAAAATCACGAATGGACAACCTCGCACAACACGGTGGAGAGAACAATGAGCCACACATTCAGACACGGGCGAATCATGGTACTGACAGACTTCAACAACGGCATAGCCTATATACATAAAGACGGCAAACATCTGTACAGTGTGGATGTAAGCTACAAAAGCGTTGAGGAATATACTCAGGAACTTGTAAAGCTGGCTAAAGAGGACGAAAGACTGAGCCAATTTTCGGAGGGTTAGGTATGAAAGCACGACAATCCCCCCCGAGCCGGATCAACAGAAAATTTTAAGCCCGGCGAAGATTCATTTATCAGTTTCGCCGATGAGATTATGGAGTGATATTTCTGAACCAAAAAGAACGACGTTATGATGTACAATGCGAGAACCAACAGGGAAATCCATCCGGCGGTCATGCCTGCCGGATGGAAGGACAACGGAGAATGTGGTATGTTTACCGTCTATCCGGAAAGCAAGGCGCTCTCCTGTTTTAAGGCGAGGGTCCGTATGTATGATAACAAGGTTAATCAAAAGGAAATAATATGCTTTCTTCTGTCTAATTATATCGCATACGAAAAAGGTTTGAAAGCTGATCCGACAGCAATGAACGTCCTCAAATATGGAAAGAAATACTTTCCCAAATACCGCGAACCTGGAATACATCATACGATAGGAAGCATCCCCAGACCTTTCTACTCAATGGTACGAAACAGTCTCCCGCAACTTTCCATCAAGAAAGCGAGCCACCTTGTGTATTACACAATGACCGCATTCTATAATGCCCCCGACCGGATTACCGACAGGATGTGCGAGAGGATTGAATCACTGAAACACCCGAATAAATCAAAAATATCAGGCAAATACGTGATTCTCCAGTCATTGGTACCGGATAATATACTAAAGAACATACGGTCATACGCACACAATGCCGGGATGACTGTAAATGAACTGATGTGTGTAGTACTCCGGGAGGTATGCATGTCAAAAAAGGAGCGAAAAGAAAACTGCCATCCTCTCAACCGTATATTCAACCTTTATAGGATTATGAGGCAGGAGAAAGGCGTGTTTACGGGTAATAAGCTATCCTGCCTGTATATCCTTGTCGGCGACGAACACGATAAGAGGTATCTGTCAAAGTTTCTGAGCAGACGGGGATTATCCAAAAGTGAGATCTTGAGGAAAGCCGTACGGGCTTTGGAATATGTGATCGGTAACAGAGACAAGCTCTCCCGAAAAGTGCAATACGTACCGGATGAACCGGAGGAGGAATCGGACGAAGTAGACTATATGTATTCACGTATGGAAAGGATGGATTTTTATAGAAGTATTTACAGATAAAAACAATTAGAATGAAAAAGAAAGTGTTGATCGAAAAAAGCAGTTATATATCCAATGAATGTATTATAACGGATATCAAATGTTTAGGGGTACTGGTTTATAGAAAAAAGGCTACGCGTGATTGCGTAGCCAAAATAGGACTAAGGCCTTTGTAGATGAACGGTAATAATCAAATCGGTTGCCTTGTTCACTCCATTAACTCCGTAAGGTAAAACAGACATTTGCTTGATAACCCATCCTTCTGATAGATGTTTTTCTATTTCAGGAAATGGAATTAAAAAAGAGCGTGACAGGTCCGGATCGAAGTCGCCAACTGACATTGATGACTTTTCAACAAGAACTTTTTCTTTCATATCAATTAGGTATTAGTTTATAATCGCTACAAATGTAGCAAAACCTTCCGGTTTGTGAAAACAGGGAGGTCTTTCATTCAATCGTACAGACGATTCGCTCCGGAGTCAGCCCGGAAATGGAACAATAAGAATATTCATTTATGCCGCAATATAGAAACATACCGTTAAATGCCAGCTGCTACTCGGAGATAGGAGTTCCGGGTGAGAAGGTGTTGTGTGTATCTGTTTCTGAGCTTAAGGAGTGCGAAATATCAGAAGGATATTTATGGAAAGTATTTAGCCAACAGCGTAGAGGTCTAGTCTACATCTGGCCTCACCACAAAGAAGGTCGTGAAATTTTCATCCACTTCGACGGCTTGTCGGAAAAATACCGCCGTCTGATCAACAATATCCTGTGCGGGGGTATCGATGCCCACCTATGGGTAGAGAACCAGGCTGCCGCGCAGTTAAACCGGAAACTTTCTTCCTTTAAGCGCAGCTTAAGAGAGATGGTTGAAGTGGATCCTGCTAACCTTGAGCGTTTGAGTGAAACCGGACTCTATATCCCGATGGACGTGCAACGTATCGGCCGGGCGGCCGGATGGCTTAGACTATGGCGCCGACTGGATGTGAGAACTGTCCGCAGATATGGTTTCTCCTCCATAACCGAAGTGCAGCAGGAGATGTTTAAACAGTGTTTAAACGAGCAGGAACGGGGTTTTGTCAAGTTCCCCAAACCGATCAGCAACGAACGGGCGCTGGACAGGAAAGCGAGAGAATATGCCCGCAAAGGTCTTGACTGCCTGATTGCCGGATACTTCGGCAACGCCAATCGTGGCGAGATGGACCCACGCTCACATTCCATATTGATGACGCTGGCTTCCGCACAGGTTAAATACAGCTTTGAGGATATCGGAATGTTCTATAACGAACAGGCTGCGGCGCTCGGTCTTCCCAAGCGCACCGTATCCTCCATCAAACAATACTTGAACCTTCCGAAAAACAAAAAGATATGGTATTCGGTACGTCACGGCAAAGTTGTCGCCAACCTGGAGATGATTCCTATGATAGACCGTGAGAAACCGAGCCGTCCGGACGCTCTTTGGTCGCTGGACGGAACGACCATGCAGCTGTATTACAAAAAGCTTGTCAGGGATAAACACGGCAATGAGAAATGGAAGCTTTTCAGCGACCTGTATGCTTATTTTATCACCGACGCATGTACGGACGCTATCATCGGCTGTAGCGTAGCCCTGACGGAGACGAGCGGAATGGTTATCGAGGCGCTCAGGGACGCGGTGAGCCGTCAGAAATACATTCCTTACCAAATGAATTTTGACAACGGTGCGGCAAACGTCGCCCACCAGGTGAAAGCCCTGCAGGAAAACATGGCGCATGTGAGTTTCCCATGTATGCCCGAAAGCGGACGTTCGAAGACGGTAGAGCTGGTCATCGGGCATTTTCAGCAGCGCGAGCTAAGAAAGTTTGAAAATTTCAAGGGAGGGAATGTAAACGTGCGGTCGAACAACAGTACGGCCAACCGCGAACTCCTTGAATACCTGCAGGAGCATATGGAGCTGGTACCGACCGAGCAGGAGGTTATCCGGCAGTTCGGAGAAGGCATCGACGCCTGGAACAGTCGCGGAGAAGGCCGTGATGCATACGGAGCCTTTATCGGACGGAGCAAGATGGAGCGCTACAGAGAGTACTATGAGGGTCGGCGCGCTGTCAACCATTTCGAGATCATGAGCCTGTTCGTTGTAGAACTTAAAAACCGTCGGCACCCCTTCGGCGAGTACGTCTACGGACAAAAGGGTATTGAGCTCGAAATGGGTGGAAAGAAACTTAAATATATAGTTCCCGACAGTGCGGACCGCGTAATGGACTTTGACTTCAGTCGTGAGAACCTGGGACGCACGTTCAAGGTAAAGGTAAACCTGAATGTCACCCGCTCGGAGTGGATCGAGCTGTACGACAGAAACGGCAAGTTTGTGGCTACCGCCTGGGAGAAGGAGAAGTTGGCGGGCTGCGTGGAGGATATGAAAAAGAAGCCGGGACAGTTCCTCAAGCTGCGTGAGGCCGTCGAGCGCCAGAAGGAGTTCTACGGTGAAGCCGTCAGGGAGATCGACCTGCAGAAAGCCCAGGCGGCAAAGGCCGGTTTCAGGATGACGGGGACGGACGGTCTGGGCTGGTGGGACAGTCCAAAGGAGATCGAGAATGCAAGGAACAGCCTGTTGGAGGACCGGCGGAACGGTATTGTGGAGAAAAGTCCCGATGATATTGAGCTGGAGGCGCTCCTGAACAGTTAGGAATTGAAATGTTGAACTTAAATATTTACAACAAATGGAAATTACAAACGAAATCAAGGACAAGGTGACGGAAAAGCTGTTTTCCGAGATGCGTACCCGCGGAGTCTCCCAGGCGGAGTTCGCCAGGATTATAGCGGTGCGTCATGGTATCCGTTTCAATAAGGCCGTGCTTCCACAGCTGAAGGATAAGGCGCGCCGTAACTATGCCGTCATCAAGGACTCCTCATGGCTCGTACTGGCACGGTATTACCGCTGCATGGGTGAAGATGTATGGGAAACGGTGGACACGAAGGCTTTTCTCACTGTCCGCGCCCATCTGGGTAAGTGCCAGGAGTACGGTATCTGGCAGGTACTTTGTGACCGTGCCGGTATCGGTAAGAGCTATGCGGCCCGGGAGTATGAACGCAGCCATCCTAATGTGATTTATGTGGATTGTTCGGAGTATCCGGGCAAAGGGGACTTTGTACGGCATATTGCCGGTATGTTCGGTCTTGTCAAGACGGGAAGTCTCGACCGCTTGTGGCGTGAGGCGACCGATGAACTCCTGCTCATGGAAAAACCTCTGCTTATTCTGGACGAGTTCGGTGATTGCGCTGAGGGTGTCATATCCTTGATGAAAGGTCTGTACAACAAAGCAAACACGGGCACTGCCATGTCGCTGGGGTGTTACTTTATCGGTGCCGACAACCTGCAGAAAAGGCTGGAAGAGGGACGCCGCACGAAAAAACGCAGCTATGCCGAGTTCTGGAGCCGTTTCAACGGACGTATTACCGGTCTCAACTACGAGCGCAAGCAGGGGCTGTTTGAACAGGAACTGCGTCATGAGGTCGAAGCGATCGTTGACGCGAATCTCCCCGAGGAGCTGCAGGAACACCGCGAAAGCATTGTTTCCAAGTGTGTCGCTACAGGAGGGGTTCGCGCCATCCGTAACGAGATAGCCATCCGGCGAATGATCCGTAGAAAAAAGACCATAACCGAAAAGTGCTGAGTATATGGCAGTAGTATATGAAACCGATGAATTGTTCCAGATCGGAATGCCCGCATGGTGTCTGAGTTCGGTCTTTGCACTGTGGACGGCTTACGAAAGACCCTGCAGGATAGTTATCCATCCGGCCAAAACCGACGGATGGGCGGTGGTCGAGCTCCGTGACACGCGCCTGGCGGCTTCGATTGTGGATACTGTCAAAGAGTCAATGTTACATAAGGAAATCCAACCGGTAAAAACAATACGCATATGAACGGAAAATTCAGTGTTTTTTATGCGCTTCTGGCTAAAATGCCGGGTGCCACCAAAGAGGGGATCGTATACCAGTACTCAGGGGGAACATCCTTGAGTGAACTGTACGACCGTTCGCCGACAACCTACCGGAAGATGATCGCGGACATGAAAAAGATTACGGCTGGCGGTGTCGATACCGGACGGCTGGACAAACTCCGTAAGATGGCCATCGCTTCCGTCGCCGGTTTCTTCGAGAAGGCCGGGCTCTACACCGACCTGACACGCCGGGAACGGTTAAAGAAGATCATAGCCACCGTGTGTCGTGCGGGTGGCGCGGACGATCTGAACGCCATGACGGAGGCACAGCTACGCAGGGTATACGGCGAGTTTGTACGCCGACAGAAAATCTCCGAGAAAGCCGAACAGGTCCACAGGGAAGCGGCCTCGAAAACGGGAAGGGTGATAAGAAAAGGGTGTCTGAGCCTCACCCTTCCCGGATAATGCCGTCAACGACCGTAAATAGCGGAGCGACTTTTCCGGGGCGGTGCCGGAAGCGGCTCTTTTAAAACTAAAGTACAGCCATGGCCAAGGGATATAACAGACGTAACTTCCTGTTAAGGGTAAAAGACATACAGGATATATATACAGGTTATCATGAACGCGGATACACGGACGCGTATATCTATCGTACGCATATATATCCTGTCTACAAGATAAGCCGGACGACCTTCTACGGTTACCTGACCATCCCGGTGGTAAGGGAGCTCAGGGAGCTGGAGGAACGGGTGCGGATGAAAGAACGCGCACAGGGCGGACAGCTGAATATGTTTGAGGAACAAGAAGATGTTTAACCATTTATTATTAACCGTTTAAAAATAAAAGAGTATGGTAAAATCAAGAGTTAAAAAAGTGGTCGTTTCCGGTGTTACTGCGGAACAGGCCGAGGCGGCGTTCGCTGACTTTGCAAAAGCGGACGCAAAAATCCAACATATCCAGAGTAAGATGGATATGGAGATGACACGTATCCGGGAAAAGTATGCGGACGAACTCGCGAAACTCTCCGAAACCAGAGACGAGTGTTTTGGCCTCATGCAGACATTCGCCACCGAGAAGCGTGAGGAACTGTTCTCCAAGCGTAAGAGCTACGAGAGCGCACACGGTGTGTTCGGTTTCCGTACGGGTACTCCGAAACTGAAGAATATGAAGGGCTTTACCTGGGCTTCGGTAACCAACATGGTGAAGGAATTCCTCCCGGAATACATCCGCACGGCCGAGGAGCTGGCAAAAGATAAACTTCTGGCCGACAGGGAGAAAGAGGAGGTTGCCGAACTGTTCCCTAAATGTGGTATCATAGTCGTACAGGATGAGACGTTTTACGTAGAACCCAAGAAGGAGAATGAGCAGCCATCCTGAGTACACCTATGCTCCCAAAGGTAGCAACTGGGTCGTTTACCGGTGGGAATATTCCGGTACGGTCGCCACCGGTACCCCCGTGTATACATCATTTGACCGCGAGCGGGCACGCAGGGAGTGTTTCCGGCTGAATGGCTGGAAATATAAGGGACCAACTCCGGATAAAACGGACATTGAAATTTTGCAGAAGTCCGCACAGAGAGGTTAATGGGATTACTTTTCCATATATGTAAATTTTAGTTTGATACGCTATGAAAGTAGCGCCCTGTCCCGGTTCACAACGAACAGGGACAGTTTTTAATAACCCAAAACAATACAAAGATGAATATAGGATACATACGATTGAAAGAAAAAGAGCATGCTTGTGATTATTGGTTAATACTCGCTTACCGTACGTTGTTAGGACGCGCTAAGAATAGCCGAAAGCGTAAAGAATTTGCCCGAAAGATAATCCGGCTATGCAAAGGAAAGGACAAGCGTATCATGGATATAGCCGATGATTACAGGTTTTGGACGGCAAAGGAAATGTATGATTGTGTAATCAAAACAAAGAAAGCCGCATTACTCATCATATCACTGTTTATATTTTGTAGTTGCAGTACTTACAACGTATATCTGATTGATACAAAGCCGGAGCCAGTTTATTCTGCCCCAGTAAAATCCTTTGCAAATAGGTTTACTTCTTCTTTTCAAAAGGCTGACAGTCTCTTTGAAAAAGCCTCTAAAGAAGCAGCAAAAGCCGCATACGAGAATACGAAACATTTAATTCCAAGATAATATAAACATGAGCAAATTAAAAGATAAAATAGTGAATCATGCAAAGACTGAATACAGTTCAAGTCCATATGAGTTTGACGATGAGCAGATACAGCTTATAATAGAACATGATTGTGAATGCGATCACTGTGGAAAGTCTATATTTGAACTTGATGATTTCCCCTGTATATCAATCGAACGCAAAGAAGTTCTCTGCGAAGATTGCTATGATGAAGAATATAGAACAACGTGCCCTATCTGCGAAGAATCATGGGAGATAGACGAAATGACAGATTATTTTTTCATTTCAAAATCAAATTCCAAAGAGGTAGGAAAGCCATCCGGAATTTACAAAATACTGGAACGTCCATTTTACTACGGAGATTGCGTAACCGGCTTTGATGCTTTCTTTGATGATGCAATACAAAAGGTATCAGATATTGATATTGAAGAAGTTTATTCTATTCTTCATCCACGAATTAACAAAGAGAATATCACACTTGATTGTATGTGTCCTCATTGTGCTGAAAAATACCTGCGGAAAGATAATTTTATTAGAGCTGCTTCCTTGTACTGCATACTGCAGGAGAAACAAAGAAATCAGATGTTTGCAGACTATTCAGATGAAAGAATACACCGTTTACGACAAGATATGATACACAGGCGTATTACATTCAGAGGACTTTTACAATTACATAACAAATAATTCAAATCTATATTAATATGAGTAAACAAGTATTATCAATAGAACAGATGAACCACTTGCAGGGACTTGGATTAGATACAAGTGATGCAAAGATGTGTTGGGTAAAAGATACCGAAGGGAACTGTACCTTAGAAATACATGATGAATATTGCTATGAGATGTCTTTTATGTCTCCAACCCCTACTTATACTTTACAAGATATATTTGATAAGCTTCCTAAGTATATAAACCCAATTCCATCTGAACAAATTCTATTTGCATGGATGGCTGAAAGAGATACAATAGCATATCGCAATATAGAAATGTACGATGATATATTTACACATTTTACAGACGAAACATTGATTGATGCAGCTTATGAAATGCTTTGTTGGCTATACGAAAACAATTATTTGCCATTAAAAAACTAACTCAAAACAATAAATAACACGACAAATAGTAAAATTAATATTTTTTACTATTTTCATTGTTTTTTTCGTTTATAATTCGTATATTGCGAAAAATTTATAAAATAAACATGAACGTATTATGAAAGGAAAACAAAGTGTGTGGGCTAACTTGTGTAAAACAGGATTGGCTATTGTGGCGGTATCAGCCTTAGTTTCTTGTGGGGATAATAGAGAGTTTACAACCGGGCGTGCAGAAGATGCAATTGAAGATTTACCAATGTTCCAGGACAGTGCTAATGTTGTAACGGTGAAAGCCGGGTATTGGGAAGAAAATGATGTTTCTATGCGTTATAAGTTACGTCAGCTAGCCGCAAATGAAATGTTGACTTACAGTGTAGAGCAGATTAATGAATATATTCCGGCAAGTTATTGGAGCCGGGCAAAAACGAAATCTCATGTTTTTGTGACTGTGGCATTAACAGAGAAAGGTAAAAAATATATTGTTAGTGAACCTATAAAGGATAAAGATAGCGAAGAATTAAAGAACAAGAACAAAGACAAGACCTTCCCTGAATCTAGTATTTCTGAGGAGGAACAGATTCCTTTGCGTAATCCACAGACTTCTGAAAATGAAGAGATGGCAAGTGGTGGTTCTAATTCTTCTTCTAGCGGAAACAACTCATATCGTTCTTCAAGTTATTCAGGTGAAGAACCTAATATGTATCAGAAGGCTAAGGATAAAGAACATAGCGAGTCATATAATATGCTGGGTTACAAACTGAAAGTCTATAAGGTTAAAAATCTTATTTGTACTGAAGAATCAATGAAAGAAGGAAAAGCTTCTTGTGACGCTATCCTTGAAGTGAGTGAATCTACGCCTTTTGGTCGTATTTTAGGTACTACTTATAAAGGTGATCGTCAGTTGATTAAAAATATTAAGTTCTTCTATTATATAGATAAGGGGTGGCAGGTAAAAAATGATTAATTGAATCATTTTTGCTGATATAAAATGATGAGGTTGTGTCAAAACGTTGGCACAACCTCATTTTTTAGAATAATGATATTTGTTTTCCTTTTAAATTATCGTAATTACATATCATCCATTCCTCCTGTTTTCTACGGTTTGTTTTACTCGCACTGATTGTCCGTTCGATACGATGAATAACCCACCCGTTTCTATTGGCATAATCCTCAATCATAGGCAAAGGAAACATGGTCAGCATAAACTTACCTTTGACTGTCTCAAGTAATTTCAGCAAATCCTCCATATTCTGTTCATTGAAGCATCCTTCGTAATGCCCACAATCCGAGTTGACATAAGGCGGATCGACAAAATGAAAAGTGTTCGAACCGTCATAGCAAGCAATCACCTCCAGCGCATCCCTGTTTTCTATCGTCACATTTTCCAAACGTGCACATAGATGTTCCGTGAATTCATCTTTCGCATTTGCTAATTTTTTCGGCATACCACCGCTAAAGTCATATCCAAACGTTCCGTCCAACATACTGGCAAAAGACATCTTGCATAACGCCCAAACAGCCCATGCCCTCTGTGCCTGGCAAAAGAACTGCGGATAATTAAGTATGTGTGCGGCATGAGCATGCATATCCCGGCTGTGAAGTGTTTTATCGATCTCAATCTTCAACTCCTGATAGTTGATCTTTGCCATCCAGTAAAATGACGTCAGGTCCATATTCAGATCATTAATGATTTCCGCAGCAACCGGAGGTTTTGCAAATAATACAGCTGCACCGCCACAAAAGGATTCGGTGTATAATCTGTGTGTTGGGATAAGGGGAAGTATGTGCTTGAGCATTGTTTGCTTCCCGCCATAATAAGAAATTGGAGTTTTCATTTTGGTTATTGTTTAATTGTTACTACTTTTGTCGCACCACTTACGTACGGAACATAAATACACCACAACGCGGCAGAAGGTATTAGCCCTCAGCTGTGCGTTGTGGCGCATTTATGTTAGTACGTGAGTGGTGTTACTACTAATAGGCTGGGGCTTTTTATCCCCCTTACACATAAGCATTTTTTATTAAAAGAAAAATCCGGAGTGTTTTTTGTATTCTTTTCTAATGGCATTATATATTTAAACGGGATTTAAACGCTTCTACGTCCCTGTTTAACCCCTTCCTGTCTTTAGCGCATTACATATTTCTTTCTTTCTGCTATTATCTTGTCTACCATTCCCTGCAGGGAGACCTTCGTCCGGCGTCTTGAAATCGTGCAAGAGAATGTAAGCATATGGTAATTGAAGTAGTCGGTACTGACCGGGCGTTCCCCTTTCAGCACAAGCCCGCTTGTTTCAGATGTGGCCATATCCTCTAACAGGTCACTGACGGTCTCGTAATAAGTCACTTTCTCCATTCCCTGCAATGCTTCCTGCAGGTTGTCCGTTTCAGGTGTGGGATCTGTCAGAACATGTACCTCAAGTGTCAGTTCCCCGCGTCTCATGGCTCCGGAACGGTCCCATGTAATCGAGTAGTCGACAAACAGCGCGGGAGTGGCAAACTCAAATTCCTGCGGCTCTTCAGGCTGTCCGTTGTACAGGTCTATGTATTCGGGTGGTGTCTGTCCGATGTCGTGGAATGCCGCCAGTACTCTCTCGCTGCGGAACAGTTCTTGTATGGCTGTATACAGTTCTTTCATAAAAAACGCTTTAAATGATTGTTTATTAAAATATTATCCTTATATTTGCATCGCTAGGCTTGCGAGTCGAGCGCGACCTCCACCCGTTAAGGAATTTATTTCTTGACGGGTGGTTGTATTTTATAGCCCTCATAGACCAGTCCTCCCTCATTGTCGAATATCAAAATTCCTTTCAGGCGGTTCTCCTGTAACTTGTAGTTTGCCTTCGCCTTTATTTTCCCGATAGCCGCCGCATCTGTCTCTCCAGAGAGTTTGATTATCGCATAATCCGCCTGCATGGCCGCCTTGTCAAGATGCGTGCCGATATGTTTCCCATTTCCCTCCAGCCTCTTGAAATCCGCCACCCACTTTTCTTTTCCCAGTTCGATCACCGCGTCGGCATTCTTGGTCTTGTCGTGGAACTTCCATCCGTCGGGATAGAACTTTTCCTTAAGGGCATAATCCTTCGCATGTATTTCAGGCAGAAGGGAGGCTCCGGTTATCTCCTCTTTGACTTTCAGCAGGTCGGAAAGTACCTCCAGGTTACCCCGCAGTTCCTGCACGCCATGCATCACATGCCTGTGCACCGGCACATCACGCCCCGCCGCGTGGATATACATGTCCATGTATCCGTTCTCGGGCGGCAGATATGCGATGGCCCTACGTATCTCGGCGTTCGGCACACCGGTATAATACGGATGCCCTTTCGGAAAGATGATCCCCGTTTGTCCGCAGTTTGTCCGGAACATGGGTGTCACGACCGGCAGCCCCATGGTCTTCCCGGGTGTCTCCTGTACGTCATCATCGGGTACCTGTATCGCTTCACATCGGCAGTTCCATCCGTTCGGCGGATAGTAGGTTTTCCAGAAAGGATCGTCCACTCTTCTGGTTATCCCGTCAAGCATCCGGTGTTCGTCGCGCACGCTCTCGTCCCCCGCAGTCTGGTAGCGCAGAAACGGAAACAGCGCTTTCTGCGCCTCGAACTCCTGCCATCTTGCGGCCTGCATGGCGGTGGCTATGCAGGTGTCGTATTCGGTCTGCAGCCATCTTCCGTTGAACTTCCCGTTGATAAACGCCACCTGCTCCTTGAAATCCTGAAAACCGCGCAGCTCCCCCTGTTCGTCCTTCAACGCATCTGTAATGCTGCGCAGCTCCTGATAATTCTTTGCTGCCGAAAAACTGAACACGTTCTGCGTCAGCCGTGCCAGCGTCTCATAGTCGGGTGTGTCCCAGTCCACTGAGAGAAAATCCTTCCCGTAACCTTCATATACTCCTTCCAGCAGTGTCCTGACCGTTTCGTAAAGCAGTCCCGGATCATGCGATACCTCCTTTCCCTGTTCGTATATGTCGGTACACAGACGCTCTATTTCGTCTGCAAAATCCGGCAGTTCACGCCCTTTGGAGGTGAATCCCCCACACGGTCGCGGATACAGCGGTCCGGGGCATTCCTCAAGCGAGGATGCCCCTACTGAAAATTTGCAAGAAACCCTCCCGGTCTCGTTCCGGCTGTGAGCCGGGGTATGGGTACCGGCGGCACGGGTTCCCCCTCTATGGGAATGTTGAATGTCTTGCTGATCCACTTCGTGGGAATAGGATAACCTTTTTCCAGAAGCGTACGCACGATCTCGAAATGCTCCTTCAGGGTAAGCCGTATGCTGGTGTCGAACATGAACTCATCCGTCTGCGGGTCGACATCCCACCCGTATACCTGCATGATGCGCAGCAGCTGGTCATTTACGGTGAAGGTTACTATACGGTGGTCGGCCATCGCTATCTTCCCGTCCAGATTGCGCTCGTGTACTTCCGACTGGGAACGGCTGCTTCCATCATCCGAGATCATCGTTCCCCCCGTAATGGGTTTCCCTATCTCCGTATTGATACGTTCTATCTGCTTGTCATATACCTGATAGGCGTCACCTCCCGAGAAGGGCTTGATATCAATGGTCGTACCCTCCGGCAGTACGGCCTGCGCGGCCTCTCCGAGTGCGGAAAGCATGTCGTCTATCTTTTCTATGTCCTTGGGTGACGTCTTGTTCGTCGTGGCCGTGATGAGCGGGAACCCGAACCGTTCGGAAAATTCCGCCCACGACTGCTGGGCATTTCTCTTCCAGATAAGCTGTCCGCATATGTTGGCCATGATTCCCAGGTCGGAGGGCTTGCCCACATGTACAAGCGTGTCCTCAAAACCGGTGGCGTAGGATATCCCGGTGGAGGCGTTTATTTCGGGCAGTACCATCGACATGACGGGAACAATATTGCGTCTGGGTACCAGAGTGAATTCCATTTTTGCCGCATCCGTAAGTTCCAGCAATGTATAGCCGTAATAGGGAGCCTCCAGCACGTCCTCCATGAAGTTGTAAAACCATTCCTTCTTGAACAGCTTTGTCTTCTGCTCGTTTACCTCCCCCGTCCTGCGGTCGATGATGGAGAAGGGCGCGCACAGTGTCGCGGCCTTTCGCAGTTCGACCTGTGATATGAAATGCCCGTCGTCTTTGAGGTTGTCGTACAGATCCTGCAGCAGATACAGACGCGGCGCGTTCACGTCGCCCGCCAGTTCGAGCGCCTGCCGCCATTTGCGTATCTCGGCGCGTGTGGTGTCCTTGAATTCCTTTATGATTTTCGCCACGATCGTGTCAGCCTGTTTTACGGCTGTTTGCGGGGCTTTTCTTTTTCTGTTAGCACACATAAGGCTTTTATATTTATAGTTTCATTTAAACCGTTTTAAACGCCGTTGCGGGCGTTCTAATACTTATTGTCATTTGGTCTGTAACGCGAGCGTATCCTGACGTCTCCTTTATAGTCTCCGACTGCAAGTTGCGGCAAGTCGGTGGGTATCTCTCCGCTCCCCACACCCGTGAGCCAGTCAAGCGCGTCACTGTAGCGCTCCTTGCGGTGGTCCGGAACTGCCTTCGGCGCTTTCTTGGCCCAAAGGTGGTAGATAGCGATGTCTATGGTGATCATGACGATGTAGTCGTCGCGGTCCCCTGCCGTGGCGGAGAATATCGTGTCGCAGTCATACCTTCCGCCGATATATTTGCGTATCTGCGAGATAGCGAAGCGTTCGGCCTGCAGGATGGCGGTGCGGTTTCCTGTTTTGTCGAGCAGGCGCATCATCTCGTCGCGCGCCTGAACCTCGTAGTCTGATTCCTGTATGAAATTTGCCATGTCAATAACAGTTTTTTGATTTTAGCCGTCGTTCCTTCCTGCTTGTGGTGCGGGCGGGGAACTTTTCGACAAAGGTTATCTTATTGAGTTTGGATTCGGCCCCGTGCCATGCGTCCGGCCCGTCATCGTTTGCCTGCGATCCCCGCTCGAAGGCCAGGAACTGGTCTACGAGGGTGATGAAGTCCGGATCATTCTGATAAAGCCGGTTGAAAACGACGTTGTGGCGCTCGAAGAATCCGGCGGTCGATTCGATACGGTCGAACTTGTCGGCTTTTCCGCGCTTGTCTGCGACAACGGGTATGTGATAGCCTCGTTCGTCCCCCTCGGTGTCGAAGTCATTGACGAATTCGTCCATGGCGAACAGCCCCTCGATGAAATAGGAGATGTTATACCGTCCGAGTCTCCTGTCCTCGTAAAGGTCGTATAGCCATTTGACACACTTCGTCCGGGAGCCGCGGCGCAGATAGACATAGATGATATGGTACTGCCGTCCCGTCTTTCCAACCAGCAGCATAGCCTTGTAGTCACCGGCCGCCTTATAGGAGAGGTCGCCGTAGAAACACAGCCCGTCGTACCGGTCAAGTGGAAGCATCTGCCCCCAGATAATGTCCTCGTGTTTGAACACCGTGCCGTCCTGTATGTGCAGGTGCATGTATTCGCGCATGAAAGAGCGGTAGGGCGTGGCGGCGAACTTCTTGCGCCAATACTGCTCGTCGTTCTTTTCCGGCCACTCGGGCTCAAAAGTGTTCAGGTCCTTGACGGCGCACACCTTGAGTATATAATAGTCGGAGTTCCCGCCTTCCTGCGCAGCCTGCTGCATACCCTGAAGGAAAAGCTGTTTCAGGCGGTTGGTTATACTGTTCTTGTGGAAGTTGTTGTTGGCGTATACAAAGCGGTCGGTGGCATCCCCGTCGGAGTCGAAACATCCCCACACATCCTCGGTGATGAACTCGACAGCCTCACGCATGAGTTTGTCGTTGTTGACATGCCGTTTGTTGTCCACATCGTCCACCACGATATAATCGGGACGGTTCTCGCCTTCCCGTGCGCCACGCGGGGACTGTCCGAAACCCAACGATGTGAACTTCACCCCGTCGGTGGTGGTGAAATCACCGTCCGCCCAGTCTCCGAACTTAAAGCGGTGTCCGTAGTCGTTGATGATACGCTGGTTGTATTGCAGCTGCGCCTGCAGGGATGACAGGAGCTTTTTTGCCTTGGGTTCCGTCTCCCCGATGAGCAGCATGTATTTCATGTCATTTTCCACCAGATAGAGAAACAGGGGGATACCCATGTCTATGTGCACGGATTTCGCAGCCGACCGGTACCATTCGGCCAAGGCACGGATATGGCGGTTCCTTATGATCTCCCTTGCCAGCTTGCGGTGGAACCACGCGCACTTCCTTTTCGCGAAATTGGGGAAATAGTACTCGAACCACCTGACATAGTCCGCCTCGAGCGTCTTTATCCGGCGCGCCTTGTCCGCCGGACTCTCGTTAATGCGTATGGTAGTAGCCTGCGCTATGCGTCGGCAGTGCCTGTCGTAATCGTTGAGTATTCTGTCATACCTTGTCGCCATGTCAAGCCTTCTTTATGATTCCAGACTAATGCGGTACTGCAGGAAGAGCTTGTGGTACCTGGTGAACCCGACAGCCACGGCCGGGTCCTGCTCGGCCATCCAATTGTCGAACTCGCGGAACACATCCATGACGGTACGCACGTTGATTTTTTTATCCAGCTGGTCAATGGCGGCCATGATCTTACTGAGCTGGTCGGCCTTTACGCCCGATTCCTCGCCCCTTGCCAGCTTCTCCGCCTCTTTGAGCAGCGTCTCCTTTATCTTGAGGGGTGTCAGGGATGACTCGGTTCTGCGGTCATCCCAGGACCTCTCGCCCTCACGCCCTTTCTTCCACCGGCTGACGGTCTGCTCCGTCACTCCCAGGTTCTCCGCGATCTCACGCCCCGTCAGTCCGAGACGGATGTACATATCTTCCGCTATCCCGCGTTTTTTCTCGTTGCTTATCTCCGCCATATAATACCTTGTTTTTTAGACAAAGATGCATGGAAATGAAGGGTGTAAACAAAAAAGTGTTCAAGGGTTGAACATTTCCGTTCAACCCTTGAACGGATAGTTGTCCCGTATGGAAAAGCGGATTATGTTTGCGGTCAAAAAAAGACGCGATGGCAAAGGAGAAGAAAATAGGCGAGGTGAAAATATACGGTGACATCTATTCATATGGGTATAATTCGGCGGCCGGTTTTATAGAACGTTTCGAGGCGGCCCGCAAAGATGCCGGCGCAGTGAACGTACATCTGCATACGGACGGCGGCGACGTGATGGAGGGAACGCTTATTTATAACCATATCAAATCGTGCGACATCCCGGTGGATGTCTACATAGACGGAGTATGCTGCTCAATGGGAACGGTCATCATGATGGCAGCCCGCAGCGTGTATATGTGCGAGAACTCCTATCTGATGGTGCACGCTCCGCAAGGAAGCTGCTACGGCACTGCCTCCGACATGGAGAAAATAGCCGGGGGGCTACGCGGCATGGAGAAGAATTTCAAAAAGATATATGCGGCAAAGACCGGCAAGAGTGAAAAAGAGGTGGAGAAGCTGCTGGAGGGGGATAACTGGTTTACGGCACAGGAGGCTTTGGATGCAAAACTCATTGACGGAATTGTGGAGCCGATTGCCGGGGATGTGGCACCCGTTTCTTCCGGAGAACTGAAGACACAGACACCTACCGCTCTGTACAAACGTTTTTCCGCCTGTTTGAAAGAAGAGCCGCAGGAAGCGGAAGATTTTAGTAGTAAACCAATAAAAAAAAGTGAAATGGACAAGGAAAGTTTGATTAAGAAATTCGGGCTGACGGATGTAACGGCCGATAGCAGCGACAAGGAAATCGAGGACGCCATCCAGGCAAAGCTGGATATGGAGAAAAAGCGGGCGGACGAAGCCGAGGACAAGGCCGGGAAGGTTGAGGATGAGCGCATCACCGATGCGGTGGAGGCGGCTTTTAAAGGTGGCAAGCTGACGGCTGAAGAGAGACAGGTATATGTAAATATTGGCAAGACGAACGGACTTGAGGCACTCCGCACGGTGCTCAAGGGTGTGAAACCTGCTCCGTCACTGGTGGAGGCGACACGCGGTGGGAACGGGAACCCTTCCTCCGCCGCACGTACCGGCTGGACATGGGAGGACTGGCAGAAACAGGATCCGCGCGGTCTGGAGAAAATGGCCAAGGACGAGCCGGAGAAGTTCAAGGCCCTTTATGAAAGTGCGTTTAAATAACATTTAAACATTGTTTTTTCAAGTAGGATTAAAGAGAAAAGTGAAGATGAAAAATTTGAAAGTTAGATTATTGGCTGCGCTTATCGCGTTGCTGGTATGTGCGGCGTTCGGTTCGCTGGTCGCCCATCTGGTCGGAATTCCGCTGTGGATCGGCGCGCTTGGTATGGTGGCCGTCGGTGTAGGAATGAGTTTTGTACGTCTGCCCGGCGGGCTGCGTGCGGGTGTATATGTGGAGGTGTGGACGCGTCAGGTTGTGGAGCACTATACACATGCGATGGAAGGCACCTTTTTGGACGGAGTGCCGGATTTTTCGCAATACGCTGATAATAATGTGATCCATCTGAGCGATGTGTCCGGAGACCCCACAGTGCTGGTCGACAACACGACATACCCGCTTGATATTGAGGAGCTGGAGGATGGTGACATATCCATAAAGCTGAGCAAGTTCGAGACGAAGGCCACCGGGGTGACGGATGACGAGCTGTACTCACTGGCCTATGACAAGATGGCCCTGGTAAAGACACGTCACGGGAACAGACTGAGCGAGAGCATACTGGACAAGTCCATTCACGCTTTCGCGCCATCGGAGGATACGACGGAAACTCCGGTACTGTTGACTACCGGGGAGGCGGACGAGACGGGACGCAAGAAACTGCAGCGGGTGGACATCATCAGCTTGCGCAGAAAACTCGACAAGCTGAAAGTCCCCAAGAGCGGACGCCGTCTGGTACTTTGCAGCGACCACATCTCCGACCTTCTGGAGTGTGACCAAAAATTCCAGGGGCAGTATCATGATTACTCCACCGGGGTGATCGCAAAGATGTACGGCTTTGAGATTTACGAGGCCGCCAACTGTCCGCTCTTCGACAGCAGTACGAAACAGAAGAAGAGCTTCGGTGCCGTGGCTACCGCCAAAGACTTCGAGGCGTCCGTATTCTTCTACGTGCCACGCATGTTCAAGTGCAAGGGAAGTACCAAGATGTATTACAGCAAGGCGGAGAACGATCCGGTGAACAAACGCAACCTGGTGAGTTTCACGACCCGGTTTGTCGCTCTTCCGCAGAAGAAAGAAAAGGCCGTAGGTGCCATCATATCGGCAAAGACGGCATAAGTCAAATAAGCGGGCGGGAGATTTTCCCGCCCCATAAAAACAAGTAAGAAGATGGCAGGTAGAACAAAAGCTAAAAAAGGCGGAAATGAAGAAGCGGCAAGACTGTGCCGTGAGTTGGGATGCCGCAAGTTGTACATCAACACCAAAGGCGAATATTTCACGGAGCTTACCTATGCGGTGGCCAGTGAAGGGGGAGATAAAAACAAGGTCAGCGCATATGAGGCCGGTATGGAAACCGTGAAGGATAAAAACGAGAAAACGGAAACGGCCGAAGCTGATGAAGTGAAAGATACCGAAAATACCGCGGACGATGAGCAGGATTAACATCACCAAAGGCAAGGTAGGCAGAAGCACGCTGGGAGGATACGAGAAAACTTCCGCCCTGGTCGGTTATTTCGGGGAGGTGGGAAGCGGCGACACGACGCTCGCCGAAGGCCGGTTTGCGCTGCTCTCCTCACCGGCGGACATGGATGCCTACGGTATCAGCAAGGAGGCTAACGCCTTGCTGCATCATCATATCACGGAATATTTCCGCATGGGCGGCAAAGGCGCGCGGCTGTACGTACTCAACGTGAAGAAAGGGGAAAGTGCCGGATATGTGTCGCTCGTGGGTGACGAGAGTGTGAAGAAAATGATCGCGGAAGCGGACGGAAACATCTTTAACCTGGGATTCTCGTATATCCCCTCTTCTGGAGGGGTGGCGGCGGACGGATTGCCGAGTGAGATCGTTCCGGCCGTAAAGGCAGCGCAGGCGCTGGCCGAGTGGACGTTGGAAGGGGCACGCCCGGTACATGTCGCTCTCGAGTGTGCCGGTTTGGGGAGCGTCACGGCGGCCACCATGCTGGACTTGCGTGATATAAAGACGGACGGCACGCCCGTAAACTGTCCGCAGGTATCCATCATGATCGGACAGGATTACGATTTTGCCGGAACGCTTTCCGATGGCGAGCAGAAATATGCGGCTGTCGGCACGCTGTTGGGATGCATGGCTGCGCAGCCCGTATCCTACAATGTGGGCGAGGTGGCCACCATGGTGCTGACCGATGCCACGCGTGGGGATTGGGTGAACGCCGGGCTGTCAAGCCATGAAAAAGTAAAGCAGAAAGAGGACCAGCTTGAAGGACTCAACAGCAAGGGCTATATCTTCGGGGAATACTATTCCGGTGTGGTATGCCTGAATGATGACCATGTATGCGCCCGCGTGTCGGTGGATAAGGACGGTAACATCACCGAGAGTACGATCGCGATAAGCCGCACGAACTGCAAGGTTATCCGCGAGCTTAATGCCGCTTACCTTCCGGTGGTCAAAAGCACTGTTCCGCTGGATCCCAAAACGGGAAAACTAGGTGAGGGAACGGTGAGGTATTTCGAGGACATAGGCAATGACGTGTTTGAGAACATGAAAGCGAAGCTGGAGCTCTCCGGCGGGGAAACGGAGATAGACGGGGAGAGTGACCTGCTCGTCGGAGACCGGGCGTTGAGAGTCTTTTACAGCTGGGTGCCAATGGGATGCGTCGGAGCCATTGAAGGGACGGTAAACATAAAAACATCCATTTAAGTATGAAAATCAGAAGAGACGGCAAGGCATATGACGGCGGGGACGCCACCATATTCGCATTGGGACAGTTCTGGGAGGAGGTCACGGAAATCGATTACAACACCACCCAGGAGCACCAGAAGAACTACACGATCGGCAGTCGCAGAGCCACAAGCTGGAGTATGGGCAAGGTAGACCACACGGGAAGCATCACGATGATGATGAACCAGGCTGTGGCTTTGGAGAGCGCGTGTGGCGGTGATCTGCTGAGTATCCAGCCCTTCACCATCAATGTCACCTTTACGGACGGATACAACCAGGTGGTCAACGACACGATTCTGGCCAAATTCCAGGCGCAGGGACGGACGGTCAACACGGAGATGGGGCTTAGCAAACAGTACGAACTGTTTGTGCTGGAGGTAAGTTACAACAGGACAAAATAGTATTCAGACAGTAAATATTTTAAGGTTATGGAATTTACAAAAGAACAGATTGAGGGGTTTAAGGATAAGTTTCCGGGATGCAAGATCGCGGGTGTATCGCTCAGATCAAGTGACGGGAAAAGTGTGGAACTGGAAACTCTCGTACGCAGCCCGGACAGACAGGTGATCAGCGAGGCTGAGAAGTACGAGACGCTGAATCCCGGAAAGGCGAAGGAGATTTATGTGCGCAACTGCGTGCTGGCGGACGTTGAAAAGGTCATGGCGGATGACAACCTATTCTATCAGGCATATTTCGCGATAGCCGAACTGCTCCCTTTTCAAAAGCCCGACATGAGGATATTATAGAGGGCTGCCCTCCCCTGTATGACACGGGAAACTCGGATTATGTGAGAAAATACAATGCCCTGATGAGCCTGTATTTCCACATTTCCTTTCCTGAGAATCTGCCGGATGAGGTGTGGGCGGAGAAGATGAGACAATTGGAATGGCTGGCCCGCAAAGGCTTGCTGGGTGTAAAGGTTGAGGAAGGATGAGAACATGAGATACACGGTTGATTTGATCGCGCGCTACCAGAGCGCATTCGGCTTCGTGACGGGAACACTTGCCGGAGAACTTGAGGGACTGGCAGGCGCCGCACTCTTCAAGGCCGGGATAGCTGTCAACGAGGCGAAATGGAAGGCTGCAGGACTCGGAAAGGACAGGAAATACGAGGCGAAGGCATACAGCCCGGCTGACTGGCAGTGGGCGGAAATGACGCTAAGCCATAAGGATGCCGAGCTGGACTTCTTTATCGGAAACCTGAAGGAGGGAACCGGCGGCATATTCGCTCCACCGCCTCTCATGCGTTTCCGTCGCACGAAGAATATCTCCGTGACGGTTGTCGATGGCGGAAACGAGGCGGAGATTGTGGAGAACTTCGGAGTGAACAGCTGGGATATCGACATGAACGGGCTGCTGGTGGATATGGACGGGCACGGATATCCGGGGGAAAAAGTCAGGCAGCTGTCCAGGTTCTTTGAGATAAACGATGTCATCGATGTGGCGTGTCCCCTGCTGCTTGATATGGGAATCAAGTCTGTCTATTTCAAAGAGCAGAGTTTCGAGCCGGTGGAAGGGTTTCCGGACACGGTGAGATACACACTGACGGCACGGAGCGTCAAACCCGCCGTTTTCTCACTCATGGGGTGACAACAACAGGAAAGGGACAAAAGAAGTATGCTGTATTTGAATTTATGCTCAAGACTTACCGTTATACCTAAGGGAGGCGGACAGGTGGTACTGGATAGGATCTCCCGGGTGGAGATAAACAAGACGGTGGAAACGCTCGGCGACAAAGCTACCATAGTGATCCCCCGCCGTTACGGGGACGGGACGGATGACCTGAAGTTTTATATTGCCGCCGGAGACAGGGCCACGCTGGAACTGGGATACAACGGAGAGCTGAACGTGGAGTTCAGGGGGTACATACGCGAGATAGAGAGCGGGTTTCCTATGAAGCTGCACCTGGACGACGAGACCTATCCTATGCGGACCAACTCGCTGATGAAAAGCTGGAAGAACGTGACGCTGAGAGAGGTATTGGATTTCATAGCGCCCGGTTACGAGATTGACTGTCACGGGGCGACACTCGGAAAATTCCAGATAGACAACCAGAGCACGCTGTCGGTACTCAGGACACTGAGGGAGCGTTACGGCTTCTATACGGTCGTAAAGGAAGACAGGCTTACCTGCAAGTTTAAATACGACATCGTGGATGACAAGCGGGTACATGTCTACGATTTCTCAAAGAATGTGAAGAAACATTCCCTTAAGTACAGGCGCAGGGAGGACAGGAACATCCGTATCAGGGCGGTGAGCTATAATGCGGACGGCAGGAAGATAACCGAAGAGGTCGGGAGCAAGGAGCAGCACGCCTCGCTCAGGACACTGAGCTACACCGGTAAAACAGCCGGAGAACTTAGGGAGCTGGCTTTGGCCGAATACGGGCGGCTGTGCTTCGACGGCTTCGAAGGAAGTATTACCGGTTTCGGGCTGCCGCAGACAAATGCGGGAGACTCGCTCAGGATCATTTCCGCGCGTGAACCGAAAATGGAGGGGAAATACCTGATCGAGAGTGTGACGGTAAGATACGGGAATGCTTATTATGAACGGATTAACCAGTTAAGCTACAGGATAGAATGACACCGGAACAGGCTTTTTTAATGATGGCGGAGAAGATGGCACGTCTCGCGGCGGGAAGACCGGAAGGAATCCCTTGCAGGGCGGATATTGGAACTGTAAAGGAGGTGGATGAGAGTATGGGCACGTGCCTGGTTGAAAGGGAAGAGAGGCCGGAACTGTATGATGTACGTCTGAACGCCGTAATCGGTGGGGGAAACGGGGACCGGTTTACGGTGGTCCCATCTGTGGGAAGCCGTGTGCTTGTGCTGACACTGGGGGAAGAGACCGAGACGGTGGTACTGGCTACCTCAGGAATAGAGAAGGTAACGGCAAAAACCGGAGATGTCACGTTCGAGATGTCCTCTTCAGGCATAGTGATGAACGGTGGAGGACTGGGAGGCATGATAGACATCGCGAAGCTCACGGAGAAAGTCAACGGTCTGGTTACGGCCTTCAATAACCACACGCACGCGGTCAGCACCGGAGGAACGGCAACGCCACCGGCGGGAAAGGCGACGGCACTCAGCAGGGGTGATTATGAGGATGAAAGGATAAAGCATTGACAGGAATGGGAAGACGCGGCATAATGTTGGCAAAAAGCGGGGATCTGGATGTGAAGGTGTCCAGAAATGGGGACGGACTTATCACATCGGGACTGGTGATAGGTGAAAGTGATTTCGACCATATCAGTACGATCGTGGAAAGTGACAAGGGGGATTTCAAGGACTGTCCGGTGCTGGGAGTTGGAAAGAGATATCTCAAAAGCGTCGCAAAGGCGGCGCAGATGAGGGCGGATGTGCAGACACAACTGGAACTGGACGGCTACAAGGCCGAAGTGCAGGTGGATGCCGCCGGAAAGCTGACGATTGATGTGTAATGATTTAAAACGGAGGGGATGATGAAAGTGAATGTTCAGTTATGGGTGGCGGTGTTCCTTACCCTTGCCGGAGTGGTGCTGCTGTTCTCCGGCTTCTGGGTGGAGCCTACCGGGAAAATTGACAACTCCGTGCTGGTGGCCTACGGGGAGATATCCACTTTTGCGGGCACGGCGTTCGGATTCGACTACTGCCGCAGAAATGCGTTTAAACAAGGTTTAAAAGACATTGAAAAGAAACTTAAAGAAAAAGAGGAGGAGAAAGATGAATAGACCCAATTACATTGTTATCCATTGTTCCGCTACACGGGAAGACAGGGATTTTACGGAAAAACAGGTCAGCGAATCGCATGTGGCGCGCGGGTTCGGAAAGTGGGGGTACCATTATTACATCCGTAAGGACGGACGTGTGGTACCCATGCGCGCAGAGAATGAGACGGGGGCACACGACAATTTTATCGTGCCCGGCGAGAAGGTTTCCTACAACCGTCGCAGCATAGGCGTCTGTTATGAGGGAGGCTTGGACAAAAACGGAAAAGCGAAGGATACGCGTACGCAGGCGCAAAAGGAAGCGATGGAGAAGCTGGTCCGGGAAATCTGCTCAAGATATGAGATTTGGGATGTTCTGGGACACAGGGATACAAGCCCGGATAAGGACGGGGACGGTGTAGTGGAAAGAAATGAATGGATGAAGCTGTGCCCGTGCTTTGACGTGAAAAAGGAGTATGCTACCTGGCTGTCGGCCGTAATCGTGAGACCATGAGGATCTTTATGATATTCTGCTGCCTTATGGTCCTGTATTCCTGTTCCTCTCACAGGACAAACACGGAACATACGGACTATTCCCGCCTGGTGAGCGGACTGCGCGAGACGGCTTCCGGATACGAGAGACAGGTACGGGCATACAGGGACAGCATTGTGATGATGAAAGGTTTGATGGAAAAAAGTGTCAATGTGGTTGATAGTGTGTCGCATTTGGAAACATCCTACGCCAGAAGCGAGGCGGCGGTCAGGGACGGGAAGCTGCACCATTCCATTGAGAATAAGGACAGCGTACCGGCGTAAGTATTCGATAAACTCCCCCTTTCATTCTAAAAATGTGATGTTACTTTTGT